TATCTATTTCTGCTAAAGTTTCTGCATCAAAAATAGATATACTTTCTTTTAACGCATTAGCGGTAAGAGGATGCTCTAATAAATCCCCTAATTTTTTAGCTATATTTTCACATATTCTTAAAGTTAACCATAAACTAGCATTATTAATATGCTTAGTAGCTATATTAGATTGCTGTGCTGCAATTTTTTGAAGGCCGACTAAAGTATCTCTGTCTGGCAAACTACCATCTCTGGCTTCATTTAATCCGGTCACATCTCTTATCATTTGTAAATAATAATTATATGTTTGGATTAGACTTTGAATCTTTGCTTGTCCTGAATTACTGGCTAATTCTTGTACCGGTATTTTACCTCTATTTAATTCTCCGTCTTGAGTTAAAGATCTACCAACTACAGAACCAGTTTGGAAATACATATTTAAAGCCTCCGCTGGATTGTAATTAGTTCCATTACCTAAATCTACTTCTGCTAAACCATCCATATCCAAGAACACTCCATCTGGTACCATCCTTGCTACTACCTGTTGTAACTTTAAATGAGTCAATTGGATCATATCAGCAAACCCAGTAATTCTACTTACTATAGAATCAATACGGCCTTTATACATTCTCGGTGCACAAATTGCATAATTCATTTCTACTTTAGTTGTATCTGCAAAAGGTCTAGTCATATTTTCAGCCATTTCCCATTGCAACATTGTATTAGTTCCTAAAACTTTACAACCTTTATATAATACCTCTATAGTTCTACCTACTCTTTCAAAATTATCATTTACTGGAGGATTAAAAGTATCAGGTTTTTCTAATGCTTTTTCTAATCCATAAGGAGTTTCTTTTATTTTAAATACTTGATCACTATATGTTTTATATTCAAAATATAATATTTGAACTGTACTTTCATCATAGGCTCCTCCGCCATATAAATAATTTCTATTTCCTTTATTTTGTTGAATTTTTTCTAATTCTTCATTAGAAATATTTGGAAATTGTTTTTTAAGTTCAGGTATTGTAATTCCTTTTACTTCGCCTACATAATAAATATCTTCAAAATTTGGATCTTCTGTATAAGAATACACCATATAAGCAGGATCCACATAATCTATAGTAATACCATTAGCTAAATTAAAATTAGTTTTAGATGCCGCTATCCCACATGTAACCAAGTCATAGTTCATTCGCCTTTTAACTAAATCAAATCTATTTTGATCTAATACTTGATTAATAGCCTCTTCTTCTGCAATCTCAATAGCTTGCTTATAACTCAATTGCATATGAAGTTCTAATTCTTCTTTAGTTGTAGGCAATTCTTCTTCTGAAATACTAGTACGTGATAAATCAGTTCCCAATTGCTCTGTAATTTGTCTCATAGTATCTTTAGCAAACATATCTTGTGCTATCATTTTAGCATAGTTAGTTCGTTTATTTAAAGATTCTGGATCTTGAGCATATGCATTTATATCATAGTCTTTAGCAGAAATACCATTAGTCAATATATCTACAAATTTAGATATAATAGGGACAGGTTTCCAATCTAAATTAAGATATGATAAATCACCATTTATTGATAATTCATCTTTATATTTTTGCACAGGTTGTTCGCCTCTAGCATATAATCTTAATCTATTGTAGTTATTCCATGTAGTTAAATATCTATTTCCATTAGTACGACCTTGATTAAACCACTCGTATTCAATAGCTCTAGCTATTTGATCTCCATATTCCCAGCTTGCTTTCTCTTCGTCGCTTACTACTTGACTTGGAAAAGGACTATTAGTATTATAGTTTATCTTCATTTATTGTATGATTTTGGATAATGCTCCTGTATTGTCGTATTTTTTAATCCCTAATTCATATTCTTGTTTAATAAGCTTAGGGACTGGTCTATACTTATTCTTATTACATGCCATTATAGCTAATCCTGAGCTAATTGAGGCATCATGGGTTGTTCTATTATTAATATTAAATTTAGCCCAATCATCTAGTGTGCGTTGAAAATACACATCTCCAAAATTCCCATCCTCTTTTAATCCTACATATTCTTCTATATAAGATTCAATTGCAGCAGCATGTGCTTGTATAATATCTTGACTTGAATTTGGTATTCCACCTATTTCCCTTTCTGTTACTGAGAGTTTATTATATATTTTATCTGGTCTATTCATGGCATATTCTCTATACCCTCTTCTTTTAAAATGATATAATAACCTAGGTTTATTATTTTCACATAATATTGGCATACCATAAAAAACGCAAGCCATTAAAACATCTTCAAAAAATAATTCTGCGGTTTGCGGTCTAGCAATATATTCTAAGAAAAAATGATGAGGCGGAACATCTTCCATGCTAAATTTAGTTAGTCCATGTAAAGCTCCATTAGATCCTCTGCCATCTACTGTTCCTGATATATCATAAGGGTCACAACCAAAAGCTCCTAGGCTTTTATTGCCAGGATATTTTTTCCCTAATTTTAATATTATATTATTTTGTAACCTTGATGGAGGTGTCCAAGAAATTATAAACCTTCCATTTTTATTTGGAACAAATATAACTTCAGTATCTTGTATTCCTCCTACCCATTGAAAAGATCCCTGTGTTATAACGCTACTATGTTTAATATCAGCATTCCAGTCTATTTGTTGGTAAAGCTTAGTTAAATTAAACAATGAGTTTTTAGACTCATCCCTAAAAGCATGTTGTGTAGTTCGCGGGAACTGTCTATAAAATTCATTTAAAGCATCTTGATCTTCTTTTAATCCATCTACTTCATTTTGCCAATAATCTAATACTCCTAATTTAATTTTTTGCCCATGGGGATCCTCATCTGGGATCTTGGGTGTTTCGAATATAGGTAATCCATTAGCGTTAATGTATCCCTCGTAGTTCCATTCCATAGGTATGAACAAAGAATAGAGTCCTGAGCGAGTCTGTCCATTGGCATTTCTTTTTGTAACATCTGAGCTTTCATATAATTTTTTAAAATTATTACCACCTTTATCTAAGGCATTAGAGGTACTTCCCATCATACATTTACCAATAATCCGACTACCTAATCGTAAACATGTTTTTGTAACTCTCCAATTATTCAAGATATTACTAGGTCTTTCCCATTTTCCTGATTCATCATGTACTAATAGTTTTAATTTTTCACCATCATAACTATTATCACCAGTATTTTTCCAGTCTATTGTAGTATCAAGACCTTGCAATTCAGGCAGCACTTCACCTGTTATAATCTTCCTTCTAGTAAATTTAGAAGCTGGAACCCTATATGCTAATTCTGTTTTAGGCCGATCCATACCATCTTGAATCGGTTTAAAAAAGAAAGGATAGTTAACTGATATAGGAACTACCTTGTCAGTAAACATCGTTTTAGCATCTGGTCCAGTTTTAGATAATATTCCATATCGGGAGTCACTAGCTAGAGTAGCTAAATTAACTACTTCCCCTGAGGCCATAAAAGAGAATCCTGATCTACGGTTTTTAAGATAACATATTCCATAACATCTAGTATCTGCTTTACAAGCTTCCCAGAATATAAAGAATAATCTATTGGCTTCTCTAAAGTCTGGTGGTCCTACATCAATTTTACTCCATTGTAAGTACATATAATGGGTACCAGTAAGATAAATGGGTTTGCCTTGATTATAGTACCAAAAACCTTCTTCACGTCTTTGAAATTCCTCATCAATATAATCATACCATTTTTCTTTGAAATCTTCAGGATATTTATCCCATTCAAATACACTTTTAATATTACCCAACACTTTAGGTAAAAGACTCTTCTCCCATCTTTCAGATTCAAATTTATGTACTTCTTTAGGTTGTTTTGGTAAAGCTATTTTTAATCCTTGGATTTCATATACATCACCTATCGTCCCCGATTTACTAATAACTATAAAATCATGGTCTTCATTATATCCATACTCCCATTTTTTATATCTATTATTTCGTCTAAGAATTTTAGGTTTAACATGATTTGGTAATATTTTATATAAAGTTTGTTCGTACATTATTTAGACCTTTTTTCTGCAAATCCTCTAAAAGTTTTTTCTTTCTTTTCTTCTACTTTGGGTTTATCTTCTAATAAGTTCTTTTCCTCTTCTATTCTATTTAAAATTTCAAAAGCATCAAATATGGCTAATTTTTTAGTAGCTGCAGCATTTTTTAATCTATCTGCGGAAATATCAGTGTTAGAATCAACAATAGCTTCTTTAGCAACTTTAATAAGTTCCTCAACGGC